CTTGTACTCTTAGTGATCGTCGGACAATTTCTTGTCATCCATTTTCATAAGCTCACCGGTTTCATGGGCTTCGCCCTTCTTACCTTCCTTGAGCTGACGCTTACGCTCGAGACCACGGTCAGCGGCTTCCTTGCGTTCAGCAGTGGACTCTTTGTGTGCTTCCTCGTAGACGTTTTCTACGACTTGCATGACTTGGCCGTGGGCACCCTTAGCGTGCTTCCGGCTGATTTTTCCTTTTTCCATAAATTCCTCTTCCGGAAATTGAGTTTCGAGGTCAGCCGTTTGCTGAGCAATTTCAGTACTTTTGCGACCCACGTTATTTGAATGTTCTGTAAATTGTGCGGCGTCTGGGTTTGCCATTTGAGATGCTTCAGGTTGCTCGGTCACAGAGGACTCCGCAGCATCGCCCAGTTGTTTGGCGGTTTGATCCTCCTGGCTTGTTTGGAGTTCTTGAACCGCACTCGAGACGTCCTCTCGGACTTCATCAAGCTTTTCCCGAAGCATCTCGAGAGGACTTTTTTCCACTATTAGTGTGGGTCCAAGTTCCTCATCAAAAATATCCGAGGGTGAAAGGGTCACGGCAAAGTCGTACACGCCCTCCTCTTCAGCAAAAGAAAAAGGCTCTAAACCTTTCACTGCCGGAGGCGAAGCCCCCAGCAAAGCGAGGTGACGAGCTGTCCACTTGCCTTTGTGTGGATTGATTGCTGAATCAGGGGAATAGAAAGAAATGGAAACCTTGCGGTAATGTCCATCTTTCACCAAATCGCGGGCTGTGTCTGTAAAAGCAACATCCGCGTAAAGGTTAGACCCTTGCTTAGAGAAACCCTGAATCCATCCATAGGCAGGTGTGCTGTCATTGTCACCTGCGTGACCGATAACAAGCGGAGCCTCGTGAATGGTTGGGTTGTATGTGTCAATAACTTGCTGAAGATCTTTTTCAGAGAATTTTCTCTGAACACCTTGAGCTGAAGTTTGATCACCCGCCTTAAAGACGTGAATACGTTTCTGAAACACCGTGTTTATAGATGACCCATTGTGTTGGTTTTACCCTTCTTTCCTTGACATTGCTACTGCCTCATCCTCAGTGACTATCTCGTCCCCAAAAGGTTTCTTTTCTTCTTCTTCGTCTTCTCCGAGTAACTCTTCGAGAGTCATTTGCGGAACGTCGCCGCCTTCCTCAGAAATTTCCTGATCAAGGATACCCATTAGTTCTTCTTCAGCGGAAGGGTTTGCGTTTGCTGCCGCTTGGGACTCTTCAGGAGTTGCCCCTGCAGGTTCATCCATCACGTTTGATGCTGCTTGTAAATCCTGCGCTGCTGCCTCCTTTGCTCCCTCCTCATTTCCGAATATAGACCCAAATAAATCTTGATCCTCTTGAGGGTCGAATTTTGTTGGGGCTCCAGGTTCTCCTTCTTCTTTCTTTTCCTCCAACTCCACACGGAAGTGTCGTTCGATCCACTCTTTCCTGGGTGTAAATCCTGACTGAATGAGAAGTGACAAGTCGGGAACTGAAATGGGAGATTCCTCAATCCGGAACTCTCGAGTCAACACTGGAGCAGCAACATCTGTACCGAAGTTAAGATCGACGATCCATCTAACCAGACTTTGAGTCAGTGTGTGCGAAAGCATTTCTGACATTTCGCTCGCACGAACAACACGGATAATGTTCGCAACTTGAGAAGATGCCCGAGACCCTGCTTCTGCCCTACCTGCTTCGTCTTCCCCACAAACCACCAACGAGACTTCTTTGTCAATATAGTCAATAAGGTTCTTGAAAACCTCAGGAGAACCAGAAGGAACTACGAACTCAAGTTCGTAACCCTCCGGCAGAATCATTGCGGTTTCCTGAGAAAGATTGGACAGGTGACTGTAGAGAGTATCCAGTTCTCGAGTGCTCGCTGAGAGCGGTGCTTTTGCCACAGCTGTCGGTGTCGCGTAACGGTCACCGAAAAGGACATAAGATTCGATGGCACGTCGTCTAAACTTGACAAGAGGATAAAGAATCCGACCGAGAGCAGAACCGTATGGATCGCCGTTGTGTTGAACGTAGTAGCGATTGAGGATGAACTTTCTCTGGGGGAGTTCTACGCCTTCGAACATACGGTTGTACGTGAGGCAACGCATTGTAAACCCTGTTTCGGCATCCTCTGACTCCTGGAAAACAAAACGACGTTGATCTCGCATACGGACGTCATAAGGTATGACACCACGCTTTGTCTTCTTCCACATTACTTCGCCGACAGAGAAACCAACTATCATGGACTCCGCCATTCCTTTATAGATGTCGTCCAGAGGCATTTCTTCTAGTACCTCCGCCACAAAATCTCGGACCGCTAGGTCCCCTGGTTTGTCTGAATATTCTTGAACGTACCAGGGTCGCGAAGTTACTTCCTGCATCAACTTGCTGAAGCAACCTTGCACTTGCTCGTCTTGAAGCAGTCTCTGGTAGACTACTAGAGCACGGTTTCCGCCTTTAGCAAGCAGAAGTTCGTCATTAGGTCTGACGATTGTGTTACCTTGTCCAGTAAACGGACTTGAACTACCAAAAAGGTAAATAGAACTAAGATTCCAAGGGTCGGAAGTGTAGCGTGCTACTTCCCCAGTAGGGACCGGAGCAGTTTTGAAACGCTGTGCCATTACTTAGTCCTCCCGTGTATACGTATGTGTTGCTTGAGGTTTCCTTTTCCCCCTTTGATCTCTTTACCGCAGTGCTCACATAGCAAGACGGGAATGTTTCTCCTCGCGACACTAAGGGCATCCCGGTGTTCGAGGGTTAGGGGAACGCCTCTTTTGACAGCAGATATCTTCCTGCCAACCTCGGGGTCCCGCTTCCCGTAAACTTTCCCTAAGTTAGCGTTTCTTCTTGCCTCTATTTGATCCTCAGTAAGGGTTAGACCTCTTTCCCACCCTTCTCCAGGGCAATCCTTCGCATAAGTATTTATCACCCCATTCGTCCAAGCGACTCTCCCGGAGGCGGACAGGGACTGAAGAACTCGCGTTTGATTAGAAACCCCAATCCTCCGAGTCCAGTGTAAATCACCCTGCATTGCTTCAGAAGAAGCAACCCTTCCTTGAGCAACTTGCCAAGCGGTCGGTAGGCGACCTGGAAGATTTCTACTAACGCCTGACATGCTCCATACAGCGTGTGCTGTCTTTGCAGTTTTCCAGTGCTGAACACCATACCTCTTACGGCATGCCTTCCACAGCAACAGGTGAGCGACAAAATGCTCCTTTGCAGTCAAATACACCACCCTGCCGTTCTCACCGAAGATTGCCTTGATAAAAATGTGGTGCCGCTCAACATAGCACGGGGCAGACTTCTTCGTCCACCCGCGTTGCTCTGCTTTCCTCATTAGTTTTAGATAGTGCTTCAGGTAGTTCACTCAGAGACAAGGCACTTTTAAGTATTTTACCCTTCGCACTCCCTCTGTAAATCGCGAAGCGATTTAGTTTGCGAGGGAGAAGTTGAGCGGTGGTTGCGGCACCCCGTCAACGGAGTATTGAATAGCCACTCGGTACAACCCATCATCTCCCTGAGACTTCCAGTCCCCTGTTACTGTAAGTTCGGTTACTGAGGGGACATTTTGATATATACTGTATTGAATAGCAGAGTTTATTTGAGCGGGGTCTAAAATCTCTAGAACATAATCTCCAATACCGTAATCCGCCCGCATTACTCGCTCGTAATACCGAGTCTCAATCACGCTGCGAATCTGTTGCGTAACGAGGTTGTAATCGGTGCCTACAGAAAGGTTACCGTTAACAACCCTTAACGGGTAGGAAATGCCCCGAATAGAGGCGGACAAAAGATTGGGATCGCTCATCGAATGTACCTTCGTGAAATCTGAAACTCAAGTGCGTTCACTCTTTTTCGTACCTCTTCCTTGCTGAGGTCACTTTCAATGACTTTTCGAATCTCTTTACGAAGCACATCTAGATTCAATGATTCGTAATAACTTATATCCACAAGACAACCCTCGTTGTTTTCCCCTGAGAGAAGGGAAGTGCAGAGCGCTTCAAGAGAAACGCCCTGTTCTTCCGCTTTTATCTCAAGTTGAAAAAACAAGGAGTCTGGGATCCGGATGTTTAGTTCCCTGTGCATTGTTTGACTCCTTAGTTTTATCACTGGTTAGACTGCCCCAGACCTTGAATATCGAGTTCCTGTTGCATTTTTCCAATGGCAACACGGATGAGATCGATTTGGATCCGCTCCAGTGTCGGAACTGGGGTGACGAACACCTTGGCATTCACCACGCCGTTCTCGAGATCCTCGGGACGGTTGATGCGGTCGTCGCAGATAACCTGGAAGGCATCGCGAGGTTTTGAACCGAACAGAGCACCCCGGACATACAGCTGGTTGAGAACGCTGTTACCGATGGAGATGATCTGGTTGAACACCACACCGAAACCGTCGATCACGTTGAAGATCTGGCTATCGAAGGCGTTACGCAGCGAGCCGTACACCACGTTGAGAATAACGCGAGTGTTGACGAAC